GATAGTGATGCTGCTTGATTGTTTTACCCATATGCTTCGGCATGGCACGAACATCAGCCAACTGGCCAAAATGCTGTTCCTTGACGATCTCAATGAGTGCCTTTTTCCAGAACCAAACGGGGTTGATCTGGGTGTTCGCGCCAACAGAGGTGTTTGCTCCACCTGCATCGGCACCATAAATACGTGCGTCTTCAAAAGCCATGATTATGTAATCCTGTAATTATCAAATATATAATGTTTGTCCCGCAACTTTGTCGAAATCCTCATCGGACATGCTCAACGGATTGAGATCATCCAGGTTGGTCTTCGGCTTAGAAGCGACCTTTTTGGTGGCACCCGCGGCTTTACGCTTTGCGTTTAATGCCTTGTCCACCTTTTTCGCGGCTTGTTTTGTGACTGTCTGCTTTTTCGCCGGAGTACTCGCCTTTGTGGGCTGAGGTTCCGTCAAAAGACCTGCTGCATCTAACTGATCACCAATCTTTTTATATGCAACAATGTCGGACATGCCATCCAATCTGCCTAACATTTTTTCAGACTCCATTCTCTTCGAAATCTTATCGAAGATGCCGGACTGAATATGTGAATCAATTACAGTGATAATTTTTGGATCTTTGAAAATAATGGCCTTACTTTCTGGATCCCATTGATTGCTCACTACGTCCACCGTCCGAGTGAATGATTCATTTCCTCGGAGGTCGTCCAACACGTTGTCTAACTCAATTTCTTGGTCATTTACAGCGTGCTGGCCTGGTGAATACTCTGCGTCTGCGTCATCAGCGACAACAGACTCTGGATCGATCTTACTATCTTTGAGGAACCTGGCTATCGCCTTGGGATCCCCGCTGCTGACATCAATCAGCATAGACAGTTTGTTTTCGTCCAATAAATCATTTTGTTGGAGCATCTTGACGAACTTTAAGTTCGGCTTGAGTGCTGCCATCTTCTTGTTATAGTTGGCTCCCATCTGCATGAGGGCCAGGGCATCGTCCACGGTTTCAACCTGGATTTCCCTGCCGTTCGCTTTGAACGGACTTAATATCTTTGTAAGATCTTCGAGTGCGTTGGTGATTAACTCTTGAGTTTTCTCATCATCGTCTTCGCTTTCGTCAGCGTCAGACTCGTCATCTTCTTCATCTTCTTCATCGCTGTCTTCGGAATCATCTTCAGATCCTTCATCAGCATCTTCATCCCCGTCGTCAGATTCAGCATCTTCAGTACCAGGATCAACAAAGCTGTTATCGTCGATATCCAAAATATCACTTTCAGTTCCGTCACCTTCTACTTCCTCTTCCTCTTCATCGGGTGTACCCGCAGAAGCACTGCCGTGGCCCTCGGTATCGTCGTCAGTCATCATCTTGAACATGGCTTCATCAACCTGATCGTCCGGAAGATCAAGGAAATTGATCTCGGCAGCTTGTTCAACGTCAGATGAACTGTCTAAATCCAACTCTTGGGCAGTGCTCTCTGCGGAAGTACTCATTACTCAGCATCTCCTTCGTCTTCAATTTCCTGACGAGTTTCTTCGTAATCAGCCAGGGCTGCTTCAGCCTGATCACCAGTCGCCATAATAGAACGACAATGCTGGTAGAACTGTCCTACCGCTATGATGCTGTTGTCGATTCTCTGCTGTGCTTCCGGCGACTCTGTCGCTGTAGCGGACTTCAGAAGAACCAAACGAGCTGCATCATCTTTCAGATACCCCTCGTCGATAATGAGTTTCCACTCGGGCATTCTGCATAAACGTAGAAGTGCGTCGCGCTTTGCAATACTCTTCTTGGCTTCACCGATCTCCAGATCGATTTGTGTTAACTGACTTTCCTTCGTATTCATATCTTTGGGTGTCCTGTTTTATTATAGTAAAAAACAATGTCAAGCATTGATTGATGTTGATTATAAGTTAAACTCCTCCAGGAAGCTAGTATCATTTTCAGGGCCTTCTGGAGTTTTCTGTGGCTCTTGTCCTTTATTCAATAAAGCATCAGCCGCTTTCTCGTCGAGTTTAGCCCGACGATCAAAGTCTTTCTTGTCCATTTCCTTCTCATGATCCACCCCAGTATCCTTCTCCAGGAACTCCAGATCTTTCTTATCTGCTGTGGAGTGGGTATCACGAGCCTTGGCTTCTTCAGTAGCTGTCTTAGCACGCTTGAGTTCGATATCCTGCTCGTTCTCTGCACCTTTAGCACGCTCATTAACGACTTTCGCTTCCAGAAGTGCAATGTTCAGCTCCTGCATCTTCTGAGCCAGGGGATCAGGTTCAGGCTTGTATTCCTCAATGCGTTTGGCCAGTTCAGGCATCTTACGCAAACGAGCAATTTCTGCGCGAATCATACGCACTTCACCTGGATCACTGTTCGGGCCAGTAGTCTGAAGCATAAACGCAAGCTCTTGAGCCTTCGCGTTATCGTCTTCAGGAGTACTGATCGACAGTTTCAAATCATAGTTGCCGGACAGATCATCTCGACGGATTTCGACAAATTCATCATTTGTTATTCTTACGACTTCGCTCTCACTCAAAAACTCACTGTTCATGCTAATGAATTTCCGACCGATCTGTACAATACCATCCGCCAGTCGACGCAGTATCCCAAGCTCACGCTTAGAAGCTGCATCAAGCGCACCGCGAGCGTTGCCTACACTTTGGCCCAGGGAGTCACCCGATATGCCGTTATTACTAAATGCCTTCACTCCAGTCAGGCTCTCAGCCTCGTTGTTCTGGTGGCCAATCATCAGCATAGCTGATTGAGGTATTTCAGGGTAAGTACCCATATGAAATGCTTGTCTTGGATCGACGTTGGAGTTGAACTTATAATCATCTCCGGCTTCGAATCTACGTGCGTTAGCAGCGTCCAGGGCATCTTTACGGACACCTTGTTGTGCATTAGCAGAACGACCCATGATGTCGATCATTCCACGGGTAACAGCTCCAATGATACGCTGGTTATCTTCCAGCAGGTATCCATCAGGCTCACCATAATTCTGTTTACGCTTCGGGAGGTACTGTACCGATACGAAGGGTAGCTTCTTGTCAGGGAAGGGAAGCTCTTCCATACGGACTTTGACATCTCCAATCCATGCAGCAACAAACGGCTTTACGATACCAGTGTCATCAGTATCCCACATCCCGTAATATTCATAGACCCAAACCTTCTGACGAGGTTTATCTTTGAACGTAAATGTAGGCTGCTCTTCAGTCTCGAAGTTTACTTCTTCAGGACGGGTAGCTCCCTTGATACAATCCAGGTTCGTGTACCGGCCATCATCTTTCAAGTCTGACAGAGTAGCTTCGTAACGATAGATAATGAACTGGGACTTCTCCATATCCCCTTTGGCTGTAGGATCCAGGATAACATGATTGTAATCACAGATTTCCAGGGTAGGCCAGTTCTTGAGGATTACCTCCTCTTCAACTTCCTCGGTTCCAACCTGAACTTCTTCCACAGGATCCTGACCAGCTTGAATCATCTGCATGGCAATAGCGTCATCTTGAATAGGACGCATCTCGAAGACAGGCTTCTCAACCATCCGCATCTCAGATTCAAATTCCCAACCAACCTTGACGACAACAGTACCTTCGTCTACGCAAGTACGGACGTACTCATCGATGAACTTCGTCTTTTGGATACGAGTGTTCATCTGGTTGTTCAGGATCAGTTCGTTTTGTATGGCACCTTCCTTGTCTTCCCAGGTAGTGGGGGAGACTTTGAATAGATCTTCTGACGCAAGGAAAGGCTCAGACAGAGCAGCATACCGCCATTCGGCTTGCTTACGAATAGTCTTCGGGACAACTTTTGATTTGCCCTTCTTAACCTTGAATGTGACTTTACCTTCGAGATTATCGAGGTATTTGTCAATTATCGTGACCTGACGTTGGTGCTCCTCAAGAGCATCCGTGTAATTCGTCTTCAGATCCGCAACAGAAGGCTCATTCTTCCAGTTAGTCAGATCTGGCTTAGCAACGTATACAATGCCGTCTTCGTCATAATCATGCTGCATATTCGTAAACCTTTATGTTTCCGTGGTATCCATGAAACTTACAATGATTCTGGATATAGCCAGGATCTCTCGTGGCAAAGTAAATTGGTAGCCCTTTCTGATGTGAAACAAATTCTTTCCACATCTTGGCAAATTTCCTGGGAGAACGATCTGGGTTCCTGACCAGGTACGTGATAAAGATCCCGTTCAGGTTCTCATCAAAATAATAGTAAATGTGATGGCCATCGTGTAGCCAACACTTTATAGACCGATTCCTGATCATCCTGTACGGATCAACCCAGAGGTCGGTATCTTAAATTCTAGATCTACACCATTTGTCGTGAGAACGCAGTCATAGTATGCCAGTGGAATGG